GCAAGAGCAGGTCGGACGATTTCGTTCCAAATGCGTGGGTTCTGATCGCCAACTTCGTCGATAACCACGCCATCAAAATACTGCCCCCTAAGACTGTCAGGATTATCAGACCCATATAGACTAACCCGACGCCCATAAAAATCAGCGCGTAACTCAGAGACATTGTATGTAGCTCCTAGTGATCTGGTGTACTTCTGAAGGTAATCCCACGCTACTCGCTTGGCTTGTCCGTAGGTTGGCGCAATGTAGGCAAATCGTGGGTCTGGCTTGTCGCACTCGATAGCGGACTTGATAAGGTGGTTGATAGCCGAAACAGTCTTGCCAAAACGTCTGTGAGCGACAACCACAGTAAAACGATGCTCATCAATGGCTTCGTGAATTGCTAACTGCAATTCTCGGGGGTCATAGGGGATCACAATGTCTGCCAACTTTCCCCACTCCATATGTTGTAAATAGTTGATTTGCTTACGGAAAACCTTTTAGCTAAGGCTGTGCCGACTCCCTTTCCAGTTCCTTTTGCAGACCGTATTTCCATGACCTGATCGGCTGTAAGTTTTGCCCATTTTGCTTTCTCGCCAGAGTTGTCGGGTGTCCTCAATCTTCCCATTGCAATCGTATCTGCAACGTTCTCCTTTTGAGTTCCAACCTCAAGATGATACGGATTAACGCAAAATGTGTTTCCACACTTGTGGAGGACTATTTTGCCTTCTGGTATTTCGCCCTTGTAAAGACGATAAGAAAGTCGATGCGCTCTCTCATTGCCCATACTTTTAGCCCCGCGACCGATGATTCCATATCCTCGCTCATGGGTTGCACCAGTCCAAACCCAACATTCCATAAACGGAATACGCTCGACTTTAGCTTCGAATCTAGCTGCTATCTCTGTCACTTAACGTATCCGCATCTGAGACATTTGTTGTTCACTAGGAACGCGCTGCAACTTGGGCAATTTGCTGGCTTATAGCTCATTTCTTTCCTCCCCATCTGATAACCATCTCCTGAGCTTCCCCGTCCTTACCTGTCACCTCAGTCCTTGCCAGCTTAGGTATGTGGTACTCACTCAACTTATTCATTAGGTCTAGGGCTTTGTACGGGTCATCTGCTGCTACCTCGTTTAGCCACTTGTCCATATTCGGCGCGTTACGCTCTAGCAGGTTAGCAATAGCCTCCCTAACGATAGCAGTAGACTTATTGACTGCGCCTTTAGGTCTACCCTTACCCATGTTAGTAAGGTTAGATAATCCTGCATTTCCCTCTAATTTACTGGTTTCACTAGTTTCCATTTTTGCATTATCCTCTGGATGTCATGCTTACTCGTTATATCCAAATTCGTAAGGGTATCCTTCTGATGAAAGAGTTTTAGCCTTTACCTTTTTGCTAATTATTTCGTATTCTCCGCTTAAAGCATTTTCCCCATGATTTTCTGCGTAATTTCGACTAGTCGTTACCCAATCGCCATTATTTATTGCTTTTACGCCTTTGGGAACAGCCCTATAAACCGTCACCTCTGCATCTGGGTTCCCTTTAGCTTTGTAAGCAGCAGCAAACCATTGAGAATCAATTGCTCTATCTCCTAGCCCATACAATCCAATTCCTTTTGAGGAATAGACATCTTTGGGCATGATCCCACCTAAATTATCTAAAGTTGCGCCATATCTAGCTGCATTTGGAGCAGTATGGCTACCTCGATAACTTTCCACTGCCTCTGGCAATACTCCAGCAGTTTGTTTTTTACCAATACTTAACATTGGAGCAGCTAGTAACCCGCCCTTAGCCAATGCAGCTTTTGTAGCGGTTGCTGGATTCACAGCACTAGACACCAGTTCCGTTGTCTCGCTTAATAATCCCTCTTGTGGAGGAGGCAACAAACCCTTTGACGTTAGGTAAGCCGTTGAGCCTACTGCTTGCTCTGGCTTCATCATCCCAGTCATCGTAAATGGCAAAGCAGCCAAATCTACGAAACCTGTAGCCAACTGCGGAACTCCCCTAGCAGCAGCTAGACCGAGCTTCCTGAGTGTTTCCGTCATGTCAGCCATAGATAGCCTCGTACATATCCGGGCGGTTTTCCATTATCCACGCCCTCGGTTCCTCATGGCTTTTCTTGAAATCAACGCCTATCGTCTGGCTCCCTGCGTGATGCACATAAGCCCTACTGACGAAATGCTGATAACCCGCCACGTTTAAGTCATGACATATTATATTATCTGAATACCAATTAGTTGACGGGAACTTGGCTACGTTCCATGCTTCCCGGCTAATGCTTGCCCAGATAGGAGCAATGACCGGAGCAACCTTGATCTGCTGCTCACTTTCCCACGCTAACGAGCTTCGTCTATCCCCATCTACCGGGAACCGTATATTCTGATCCGGCAATACATAGTCGCTTCTAGCCCCTAAAAACCCGACTTTGAAGCCTCTTTCTCTCAAAACCTCAGTGTCTTCTCTCATTAACGATAGCGTATTTGGATTAAGAACCACATCGTCATTAGCTAAAATCAATGAGTCAAACTTTCCATGCTCAAAGGCATAGTCGACGGCTGCGTTATAAGCATCTCCGAAATTGGTAGCAGGATTGGGTCGGTAGATGAGATTGTCTGTGATTTCTCTTGCTCTTGCCCATAATCCCAGATTATTACTACATAAGTAAACGGGCAGCTTGTCACCATAGCAACGAATAGACTCCAACAGCACCGTTATGCCGGGGTTGTTTACCGTACAGATTACGATTGCTTGCATACGCCCCAGAAATACAAATCTGCCGGACTGGTGTTAGTAGAAAACTCATAAGTTGCAAACTTTGATAGATCGCAGTTTTCTCTAATGTCCTGCTCCGTTAGGTTCCGGTAGTAATCACCGCAAAATGGCGCATCATCCGGGCTTGTACGCCTCGTTCCATGCTCAGCCCTACCCGTAGTAGCACAGGTAAAGAAAACCAGCCCTGAAGCCATCCTAGCCATGTTATTGAAGGTTTTTACCCACTCAGGATTATGTTCAAAGCACTCGCAGCTAGCAACAACGTCAAAACTATCGTCAGGGTAGTCCAGTTCCTCACCCTTAGCCACCACATCAACCCCTCGTCCTTCGCCAAGATCAACCCCAACATAGTCGCAGCCTACAAAGAATTGCCGGATAGAACCGTTAATGTCCAGACTGCCGATCTCTAAGACCTTAGCCTCGAAAAAATACTGTGGGAATTGCTTTTTGACGCTAGCAACAAAGTCTAGCTGGCTCTGGTGGCTCATTTTTTCTTGTTTCTTGCGGATATAGCGGCTGCTTTAGCCTTGGCATCAGCCTTAGAACTGGCTCCCCATGCCTGTAGGCTTAAAAGTAGTCTAGTAGGCTCACCGTTAGGCTTACGTTCTGCTCCCGGCATATTACCCATCCGGGCTAGAAATGAAGCACGACGAGGATTATCGCCAGACTTGACCGGAGCCTTCAGGTCTGAACCCGGATTCTCTGCCTCGTAGGATTTGCGACCCTTTTCGTTAAGACCGCCCTTCGGGTTCTTGCCAGCCTTTTTAGTCCATGCTGCTGCCATTCTTGCCCCGCTTTTTCTTACCCATAGGAATCTTGATCTCGATTTCTATTTCATTAACACCGTTCTTTTTCTTTTCTTTTTCTTCGTCGAGATACTCTTTTAGCAACTCTTTGTCAGATTTCTTTTTTCCGTTCTTCATTTCTTCCTCGGCTTGGCTGTCTTAGCTGATTCCTTAAACGCCTGAGCAGTAGGCGCACCTTTAGAACCCGGTTTACGCATTTTCTCGCCAGAACCCTCAGCGATACGTTTCCGTTTAGCAGCAATGTTACTGTATAGCCCGGGTTTCATTTCTTGCCTTTTGAGGCTTTACGCCCTTCGCTCATAGCAATTGCAACGGCTTGTTGCCTAGACTTAACAACCTTGCCACCTTTTCCGCTATGGAGAGTGCCTTCCTTGAACTCACCCATAACAGACTTAATTTTCTTGTCCATCTTCGACATCTTCTTCATACGACCTCCAAGTAGCCACGTTCAAAAAGTAAGCCTATGGTCTTTCGATGAGCTTCTTCCCACATTTCTAACCGCTGCTGCTTGGAAAGATTCTTGCCTTGGTCAAGCTCAAAATGGCATAAAAAACAAAGGCTAGCAATCCTAAAATCACTAGCCTTTATACCCTTTCCTTTCCCATCTCGCAACTGATTCGAGTGGGCTGCGACTACTGTTCCATCCTCCCTGCCGCAATGCTGGCAGGGTAGGTCTCTAGCCTTTTCAAGTAGCTTCTTGTTTCTGTACATTAAAGTTTTTAGCCGGATAATTTACGAAACTCTCGCCCTCGTTGCACTCCTCGCAGCAGGTAACGATCTCGCCAGATATATCCCTAGCCCTCGGAACTTCATCCCAATCTACTACCCAACCGCAATACTCACATTGTGCCAAATTGCTATCATCGAT